GGCAGAAAACCATAAAGGTCTTCTATAAATAACCTCATGTAATTGGCAGTCTTCCAGTAACCTTTCTTGTAGAATAGGTTAGCTGAAGCAACTGTCGCCAAAAGCCCTTCTGTATCACGACGTGTGGTTGGCATGGCCGACCTGATGTACACAGGAGTCACTAAGTGACCTTTGTATGCATCAGTGCCACAGGATTCGCGGAAAGATCCGTTCGAAAAAGATTTCGAACGATTCACACGCAATCCTACGGACTCGATCATGTTAACACACATCTCACTCCAGGCAACAGGAACGATTAAATCGTCCCCGAAGACCGTAATCTTAGACGCAACGTCTTTGATATACGGTAGTGAGACTGGTTTCCCGCGAACGCGTAACCCAGCTAAGACGCATAGTGTAAAGAACACCATGCTCTCAACAGGGAAACACAACGCAGAACCCATACTCGCAAACTTCTTAAGACGAATAACATCGCCTGTCGGAAGCTTAGCCCTACCACTACGACATGCAAAAACTGCAGAACGTAGATCGGGGAATTCCCCGAATAAGGCAGAGGCTAAAGCAGCATGTACACGGTCAGAAGCTTCACTTAAATCAAGTGTTGCCAAAGACTTGTCTATGCTGGCCTTACGAGCCAGACTGCTATTGATTGAACTATCCGTAAAATGGATAGATCGACCCAAAATTGGATCCGATTCAATGCCGTCTACGAAAGCAGACAAAAAAGCCTGCTGCGTATATTGCATGTGAACCGGTTCAATAGCTATGACTCGCGGAGTCTTCGCAGTCTTAGGGACGAATACCACCCTTACAGGTGGCTCTTCGTCTTTCGAAAGGAATCTCAGCGACTCATGCCCCGTCAGCCACGCTTCAGAATTACTGAAGACGTAGTTGTCTGCGGGCATGGCTCGCTCGAGTCGGCTAGTCCAGGTTCTGTTAGAGAACTTCGCGTTTCCGCGGAGCTTCTCGACGACAGCTCCTGGTCCGTGTCTTGGGACGAGGACGTGAGCATACAAGCTTTCTTGTATGTCAGCGAACACGCGCCCAAAGCAGATACGAGCAATATCACAAAAATCATTGTGATAAGACCACGTATCAAGCCGGAACTGAGCAAGGTCTTCTTCGCATTGTTTAAATGCTGTGATAGCTTTACGCTTTCTTGCATTTGTACACTCCTTTGTGAGTTTATTGAACACCAGGCAAATTTGTCTGATGGCATCAATAGCCTCCACTGAAGCGTCTTTGCGAAGAGTCCCATCTCTAGGGTCAAATACCATCGAGACTATACCCGAAAGAAATTTCGGGATTAGTCCCTTCTCTCCTTTCTTCACTTTCGCGAAGGCAGGAAATAAGGATGGATCGATGTGCTCTAGTTCAAGGCATCTTTCGATGCCTTTAGCAAAAGCAGGAAGAGTAATCGTAAAGAACGATTGCCCCTCCGTTTTGACTCGAGACCTAATCGTTTTAAGGTCTCGATCCATGGAGGTGTTACACATTATACTCACATCAGTGAGTATGTTGGTCATTAGAACGTACTCTGTACTTTTCATGATACCCTTTCGAGGTTGTCATTACAGTACTATGGTGCATTCCCAAAGACCAATATCGCTTCACAGCGGTATTGACACAGAATTATGAAGGGACCGCAAGGTCCCTCCACAGTAAAACATCGATAATGGAGAAGCTTTACGCTTCACCACCAATAAACTTGCTTGTGTTCGATGCAGAACCGTTCATAAAAGCGGTAATGCCGTTCATCAAGTAGCCCAATTGTGCGTCGGTAAAACCCTGCTTAGGGTTATCGACTACAATATAGGCTGAAGCAAAGTTTTCGATGTTCTCCGCAGGGACGAAAGGATTTGCCGTGACCGCCTTTTGGGTGATCTTGAACATATGCCTTTCTCTCTTACCTTTTACTGTCTGATGTGAGATTTCAACTTTGAAAGTCTCGTCAGCTAGCTGAAAGGTAGATGGTCCACCTGGAACGGGTTGATATACCCGTGGCAGGACTTGGGCCACCGCGTTAACTGTAACTGTGATAGGGTCTGCAAAAGCCATAGTTGCGTTCCATTCTTAGGTAAGAATTAAGTGTCTCACGACACTGATTCATACTGTTAGATTGTTTAATGCTTAGACTCTCGTGAGTCCAAGCGCCAACAGTATGCCAAGTTGCAAGTCAGATAAACTGACTTCTGAAGCAAGACCAAATGGATCAATCTTTTCTCTGCGCTTTGTGTCAAAGACACGGACGCAGCGAACATGATAGTATCCATTCGTAGCGGTCCACGTATACTCACGGACAGTATGTCTTTGAGAATACGCATAAAGTGATACTAGCCGATCGCGTAGGTTAGCTCTAATATTGTCGATTACATCGCCAAAATTAGAGAACCAGTCGACCAGCCAAGACCACCTTGTGGCCTCCCACAACAAAGATTCATTGGGAATTAACCCAAGTAATCTAAGCCTTAATTCAGGCTTTGTTGGAGGTAGATCGCCGAGATAATAGATAAACACGCCCGATGCAACCTCAGTTACCGTTTT